TGAACAGTGCCAACTTGATAGCGTTTTGTAGCTCCACGATTTCGAATTGCGCGAGAGCAAGGTTCGATCCTGTATCGAGACGTTGAATAGAAGGGTTGTTGGTGTTGTTTGATCCGACTGGAATCACGACACCCGGTGCAATGACCATATTGTACGGGTTTGTCACACCGTCGTCAGTAGCCGTGTACATGCCAGCGAGGTCGATAGCGGCCTTCTGCAATACAAACTCTTTGGCTTTGTTCAATGAGCGTACATCGGGCAGTGCTTGCATAGCTGGACCACGACCACGGACCTCACCAGCCACCTTTGTGTAGCGGCCAGTGACCCATGGGCTAGATGCACCAAACTCTTCAGTCCATGAGAACCGCTCTTCGCCGTCTACCCATAAGCATCCGTAGTAGTTCTTGGACTTGGGGTCGAATATGACGCCCTCAGATACCTTCACTTCGGAGTTAGGGCTGTTCTCAATGATGTTTGAGACCTTCTGCGATGGGCTAAACCCGCGCCACATACGCTCCAACAGTCGAGCCTTAACCTCGAACCGTCGCCAGTGCGTCTCAACACCGCCATACGGACCCTCTTCAAACGCAATGCCCTTCTGTGGAATCGTGCTGAAGCAAATAGGGTTGGTCTCGTCGTCCGTTTCCTCGATCTTCATGGTGGCCGTGCCTACCAATAGATCAAGCGCCGCCTCATAAAACTGCGTATGGAAGTTAGAACGGTTGATATAGTCAAATACCAGCTCACACTGATCGTCTAGGTTCGCCCGGATGTCCTCTTCTGACACATCGAACTGGCCTGTCTCGACAAGGCGGACTATTTCATCGGTAGGCTGGAAGGTAGCCCAGCGTGACATGATCGGAGCGATGTTCTCTTGTAGCTTGCTCGCACCCTGCTGGATAGCAGTCAACGCAGTCGAGTCGAAGATGCGATCCATCTTCTTCTGGCCCTTGTCTTCACGCTCAAACAAGTTGCGCTGAGGTAGGAAATATTCATACACATCCTGCAACTGGTCATGCCACATTGCCTGAGTGTTGAACGCCTTTTGCTCTCGTTCCTTGATATCTTGGATCGAGCCTAGATGCGGGGGCAAGCTCATAGCTTTTACCTATGGAAGTTGGGGCATAGTGCCGGGATAGGTGCCGGGACGACCACCGCCGCGACGAGGTGATGATGGCGATACTCCACCGCCTCCGCCAAGCATGGTGCGAGCTGGAGCGGCACGACCGCCACCAGTTGCCGCCGCTTGACGACTACGAGGTACGCCGCCCAACAGTGACTTGGTTCCTAGCTTACCGCGAGCCATTGCACGGAAGCGCTCTTCCTGCTCCGCGATCTCTTCATCCAGTGCCATTGATTGACGACGCTCTACAGCGATTTGCTGTGCTGTGGGCTTAGGTGCTTTCGGTGATTTCATGTTTCAAATACCTATACAGTTGGTAGGGAGTCAAGATAAACGGGTTGTTGATCCCCAACACTTGCTTCGTATATCCAACGCAGGTGTTCAACATGAACAGCCAACGTCGGGGTTTTCTAATTACAGCCTTAACGATGATATCATTTTCGACAACATCGGTCACATCATCCGTTGTGTATATCTCAACGCCCTTTGTTGTCTTGCCAAACACAATCCACTTGCCATTCTCGGGCTTGATTACGTAACAGTGCCGGATAGTCGGATGGAGCATCGGACTCCACCAATGATGGTCGTCATCGGTAAACACGACATAGCAATCAGAAGACACTAAACGACATCTCCGCCTTACGTATTGGACGCCTCACTTGACCGCTAGACAATGCCTGTCGGCCTTCACCTTCGCCCTGCAATGCGTACTCCAATGCCTCGACCGGGTGACTGTATTCGTTCTTGTCTGGCTCATCGGTGTACTTCTCACCCGACACCTGAATACGTCGATAGCAGAACCCGCCTTGTAATCCCTTGCGAATCATCTTCGCCTTGGGGCTGATCAAGAATCGCGGCTTGCCATCCATGCACAACTCCTTCATCGGTAGTTCAAGCGCCGCACGTCGTAAAGCAGGGTCGTTGGACAGCGTTGGCGTACAGGGTATCCCAGCCGCTCGCATGATCTTGAAGGGTGTATCAGCATTCGCTTGGTTCTTGTTGTCGCCCGAGGGATCGCCCCAGCCACGGAACCTGATGTGAGGATAGTTAGCGTCGATGTATCGCTTGAGGCTCGGAGCAAAGTCTACAGCTCCGCTATCGGTTAGGCAGAATTCGTCGAAGCAAATCCAGCGACCGAGCGAATCACGTTGTAGAAACGCACAAGCTGGTGTACGACCGAAATCAAAACCCAGTACGACAGGTGTATCGTTATTAGGCACGTAAAGATCAGACATGCAATGAATAGAGTCAGTGTAGAGAGGATGTACCGGCTTACCGCTTGAGACGAATCCATACTCGTTGCCCAGATTGACCTTAATCCAGTCATCGCTTTTGCCCTGTAGCCCTCGCCGGTAGTAGTCTTCTGGAAGGTTGTGGAGGTTCTCGGCTTTCTCGTTGAGATACCAACCATCTCCTTCCCGATAGACGCCGCCCGGTTGTCGATGAAACTTCCAATCTTCCGGCCTTTCCTCTTCAGCCAATCGGTAATACCAGTGATCTTCGTCTGGGGCATTTGAATCTCCTATCATTCCGTAGTGTGTTGGTCGCACACCTTCCTTCATCGACGGGTATCGACCGCAACGCAGATCAAGCATGTCCACAACGCTCTTGGAATGCTCCTTGGCCTCGTTTAGCCATACCCATGTAGTCTGGATACCCCTAGCCTTCTTGACGTGATCAGGGCGATCAAAGGCGATGAAGATGACTTCACTGCGTACCGTCGTGCCATCCTCTAACTTGAACTGGATCTTGTGTGTTGGTGGTTCCTTGTTGCCCTGCTTGAACTCACCCAGCTCGCCATGCACCTCGAGCCAATCCTTGATAGTGGTCGAGAATAGTTCGCTGTAGGTATTACGTGCGGCAATGATCCGACTGAGCCTTACACCGTAGTTGGGATGGGTCTCCCGCGTCACTGGCTTCTGTTCGCACATCAGCTCTAGGAGCTTGAGGATAACTTGGACTGTCTTGCCGGAGCCTAGTGGCCCCATGATGAAAGAGTTACGCGCCCGACAATCGGCGAACTCTTCGAGAACTTTACCGGGTGGCTTGGTTACATATTCAATCTTCGCCATCGAATCGCTTACGCTGTACGGCTATGACTAAATCACCGCCATCTGGGCCAGTGATCTCAGTGGTTTTCAGGTCTGGGAGATACTTAGCCATGAGCTTTAGACGTAGATCAGCCGCCGCTTTTAACCTTTGTACCCACAAGGAATCATATTCCAACTCTGGATCAGACAAATTCCGAATGATTTCAGAGATATACTGCTCATGACCCTGTTGGGACAATTGCTCTCTGAGAGCCTCTTGCCTTACCTGTCTATTGAGCTGTGCTTTTGTCTTTGCCACCGAAGATCCTATCCCAGTTATCAGAGTAAGCCTGTCTACTACTCTTAGTGAACTTACGTGGTCTTGATCCTTTCCCGCCATTCAGCTCTGGAAAGTGTCTATCCCGCGTTTCCTTGTCTAGCTTACCACGTTGATCAGGCATCATTGACCTCAGTTGGAAATGGTCCCCAGAATGATTTACCGTAACGCTCAAACGCCCGAATGTATCGGCGAATAGTTGTTGGGCTTACATCAAAGATAGTGGCTAGACTGTCGAACGTAACGCCATTGTGATTCAGCTTTGATGCCTCTTGTACATCCTTATAGGTCAGCTTCACAATCTACACCTCGGAAGTTTGGATGACCGTTCTCACCATTGGAATCTATCCACATGGCGACGTTCTCACAGTAGAACTCGTACTGGCTAATTTCTTCTTCCATGTCGGCATTACCTACGATACCCAACACAGTGATAAATAAGATAACCGCGCCAATTACAAAGCCCGGATTCTTGTTAAACATTTCTTGCTCGTACATGACCCATTCCCTTTTTTTGAGGGGCAAGAAGCCCCGCGACCTTTTCGGCCTGTTATATCCCCATGCCTAGTGACTGGGGTAATGTTTCGCCATCTCTAACGCTCGTGCATTCTCTAGTTTGTTGATAGCACATAGATCGAGATACTCGGACTCCGTGAGTCCTTTCAAACGCCCGACAAGTACGCAGACCTGATCGAGGTTCTCAATGTGCTTGTAGCCGTTACGAGTGCAGAACATGGCTCTCTTCACAGTAGTACACATACAACGATTATACACAATTTGCAGAATTACAACAATTTATGTTTGTCACGGACATGAATCATGTATTTGTGTCCGAAACCATACAAACAAAACCCGGTCTATTTGTATAAACATCAACTATCGAACAAAAAATGTTTGACATTGTATTTTTAGGTATGTTTTACTCTGTTCATCGGCTGGGAACACAGCCACTAACCAAGGGAATAGAGACATGGAAGTAATCACAATCACACATAGCTACCAAGGCGAAACCACTGTCAAAGTGGCGCGTGAGACTGCAAAAGCAGTTTTACTTGCTGGTAACGCAAGTGAGGCTTGGTTTCCTAAAAAAGCAATTAGCGATGACAACTGCGTCGCAGATTGGTTTCCGCTCAGTATTGAGCATTGTTTTTTGTGGCAAGCGCCATACACAGAAGCCGCATAAGCGGCCTTTACCAAGGGAGAGGGTTATGACTGCTATCGAATCAAAAATTGCAAAAGCGCTCGGCAAATTGCGCATGGCGAAAGTGTCTGACATTTTCGACGACGGGCACGCTATCGACATCCAGCTCACCGACAACACTGGTGACGTGTGGGAATATAAGGTTGATGGTTATGGCGACTTCACGATCACTGAGGTGATCTTTTACGCCAAGCGATTCATCGACGAGTCTAATGCTACTCCTACAATTGTTTTAAATCGCAAGGTCGTATAAGCGGCCTTTTCTTTTGGGGGGTAACAATGACAAGAGCAATTAACGACGACTACCTAATGACTCATCAAGAGATTGCCGATGAGCTAGGTATTACCCGGAGTAGGGTAGCTCAGTTAGAAAAGAGCGCCCTGACCAAGCTCCGGGATCGTTTCATTCTTCGGCAGTATTATCTGGACTACGTTAGTTCCAGCTCTGAATCTCGTAGTCAGGATCAAGTTCCTTACGTCTGACCTCATCGCGGTAGTGCGCCGCGATATCTTTCCTCAATAGCTTGTTTGTCTTGTAGATCTCATTCCGATCCATCCGCAACTTATCCATGTGCGCTTCGCCGAGTAGGTCATTCAAGAAGTCAAAGTGCGCCACGGGATTAGAGGTCATGTATCTGTGGCACGCGTGGCAGAGGGCTATACAGTTTGACATGGCCCAGCGTACCCGCTTGTTGGCCCTGCCGTAGATGTGTGAGCATTCGAGTCGATCAGTCTTGTGACAGTGTAGGCACTTCCCATCCCGTAGCCTTACGGCCTTACTAAACCAGATGTCACACGGTTCGCGCTTGACTGCCATCGTCTTCCCTCGTGTATTGACGCTCTCGGAGTATAGCCTTCTCGCTGTTCCCGCAGTCACATGACCAGCCTTCCAGCTTGTGCGGGTATTCCTGCTTAAACTGGGGGACCATTATCTTGAAGCACTCAGTGCACTTCATCTGGGGTAAATACGACCTCATACTCCGGCTCTCCATCGTCTATCAATGCTGATACCCATACCTCTGCGAAGTCATCCAAACTTAAATCGACTGTGATCCCGTTAGCCGCCCAGCCTAGAATATAGACATCGCACTCTTTTGGATTCTTGCCACTGGTTGCGCCGCCAATATCCTGCGTCTTAATAAGTGCTTGACCGCCGCCGGGCAGTGGACAGCTTATGATCGGGATCATGCTTTTGGCCTCACAGTTATACGGGCAACTTCACCATCGGTTGAATCATAGG